ACGCTGATGTAGCAGAAACTCCTGTTAAGTAAGTACGATGGCTCGTTAAATCAATAAACTCAGTCCCGTCAAATACTTGTAGCGTTTCTGTTGTTGTATTAAATATTAGCGTGCCTTGATTAAAATTCAAAGAATCACGTTCAGTAGTCGATAATTGTATCGTATTATCCGGATCTACTGATCCTAAGTTTATCTCTAAAATTCTTATAAGTCTATTAAAAACGTCTACTGATACGTATTCTCCTGAAGCTACAGGTAGTTGAGTTTGTAGTAATTTGCTCATCTTCTGCCGTCAGTTTTAATATCTATTCTAGTAGCCCCCAATCTCCAACCAATACCTAAATTACCGCTGTTATGAGCGTCATCATTTGATTCAATACGTAAAACCAATTGTCTTGCTCTTCCTCTAACGTATGCTTGTTGCGTTGTTTGACTAATAGCGCTTGTAGAGCTTGTTGTTAAAGAGTCGCCAGGAAAGTTTCTAGTTTTAACAACTATATTTACTGAGCCGTCGTTTTGGTTTTCTATAAATTTAAAGTCTGGAATAATTCTTCTTATAAATGAAAACTGCTCACCCTCGCCTATATCAAAGTCTGAACTTTCTATAAATACGTTAGTCATCGGCGATCCGTCTGCGTCAAATCCTGTTTCTTGTTCGTATAAATAACCGCCGCTTACTGCTCTTGGGAAGTTCTCAATACCAGCATCTAGCCAAGCGGTTCTACTTAGTTGTCCATACGTCCAGATGTTTTCCATATAGTTATAGATAACATATCTGTCTATTTCGTTACTGTTAGCAGAACAATAGAACCAACCTACTTCGTTTTTATCAGCAATAGTAAAGGCATTTACTTTAAATGATTGTACTAGGTTGATATCGCCAAATACGTAATTATGAACGCTACAAGGCAAGGTTTGAACGCTACCGTTATAGCTATAAAAATTGTTATAGCCCATCCAGAAAATAGATGAAGGAGCTGTTACCGCAGCCTTAGGGCCAACTAATCCTGTTCCTTCGTTAACTAGGTTTACTGCAAAAGTAAAAGGAGGACCAACAAACTGCATACTATATACAGCAGTATCTGTCCAAACAATAATTTCTTGCCTGGATTTAACGGCTCCAATAATAGCAGATCCAGAGGATAGCCTTAAAGAACCAGCTGTATTCGTTATTAAAGGCTCAAACTCTAAGTTATTTTCTTGATCAGAAAAAGCAATTAGCATCGGATCTACTGTACCGGTTCTAGCTGTACCTGCATCGTTTATAGGATCTGCGCCCAGTACAATTAAATGCCTGTCTTTTTCAGAAGTAATAACTTGCAATCCTACTGTTGGAACTAAATTAGCTCCTGATATGCTAGACATATCTACAGCTCTTACGGCTGTACCGTTATTTTCTGTCCATTGGTAAATACCACCGCCTCTAACATTTATTATTAAATTTTCGCCGAAATGATCATGCGTCCAAAGTCTTAACTGGTTTGTTACTGTTAAGGATGATGCGGAGCCAAAAGATCCTTCGCCCCAGCCGTTTACACCCCAACCGGTTCCTGGAACATATACATCCAAGCCTACATTTATTTGATAGGCTCCTATTGTACTTGAGCCGCCATTTCCGGTATCACTTGCGTTAGCTGTTACAGTATTTCCGCTAGTATCTTTAGCTATTATTTTATATGAGTTGGTATTTACTATAGTATCTATTTGATATTCTTGGTTTAAAACTTCAGCAGTAATATTTCCACCCAAGCTTACAGCGTCTGTAAAGGTAACAAAATCATTTTTTACAGATCCATTTGCTGTATCGGTTACTGTAATAGTCGAAGAGCCATCTGTTGCAGAAAAAGTTACGTCTCCTGCAGCTGTTGTAGATCTTATTGGGGTAATATCGTTAAAATTAGAACCTTCTTCTATATAGTATTTCCAAGTAGTACCAAGGCCTAAGTATTTGGTTCCTTCTATTGACACCCAAGGATGTAAGGCTCTACAGGTGCCAAGAAAGCTATTAGGAGTATTTTTGGTCCATCCTCCAAATTTTTCTGGTAATCCTTTTCTAAAACGAACGAGATTGACGTCAAACCAACCGCCCTCGTTACTATAATCGGTACCTTCTCTGTTGATACCTGGGTTAAATACTGCTTTCTGTAAGGTCATTTAAAGGCTCTAATTTTGGTATTTTGTTTATCGTTAATAAAGTTTTAATTAAAGACTCTTTTGAGTCAATCTTTTTTAAATTATTTGCTGTCTTTGCATACTCTGTTTGATTTCCATCTTCTGTAAACGGAATAAAGAAAACCTTATCAATAGGCAAAGCAACCAAGCAAAACATATCTATTTGCCCGTTTCCATATCTTACCATTTTATTTTGCCGAATGTTATCTTGAGTTCGCTTGCTGGTTCGTATTTCCCAGCGGTAATAATCTTGTCCTCTGCGCTTATAAATGCTGTTAGTAGTTTTTACTTGTACTTTATATAGCTGTCCTTGATGATCTAGAATTAAATCTGAACGATGTCCTGCTGGAGCTAAAATAACAGAGTCGCAATATCTCATCAAGTATGACGCTGCTAAATATTCACCTGCTAACGCAATACGCGTTGTAGCATGTGGCATTTTATCTCCTTATATTTTTCCCCACTCTTTACCTTCAAATAGCAGGGATTCTGCGTTTCTTCTTCTAACCAGTCCTTCTAAAACTTTGCCATCTACTTTATTCCATCTTTGTATCTGAGTTGGAACATCTTCGTATTTTTTATTGTTTAAAACTTTTAAAAGAGTAGATTTTTTTAAATTATCTGGCCCAAGGTTAAAAACCCAAGAAACCAAAGCATCAAATTGATTTTGGTTTAAATCTACTTCTACTAAATCTTTTACGTAATTTTCGTATTCTTTTATTTCTTCTGATAGAAGTTTTTCGGCATCTTCTTTTGTAATAGTATCGCCTTCTTGAACATTTTTAGTTGAACCGTATCCATAGGTCCATACTGAAGCGGCGCATTGATACGCCTCTAGACTGCAGCCCTCAAATTTTTTGATTAGGCACAGTCCTTCTTGGGATATTTTCATATCACTCTTTTTTGTCGTCGGTATTAGACGCTCCAAAATAGAACGAAATAATTGCACTAGCCAATCCACCTAAGTATCCTAATACTAAATTTATTAAACCTTCCGAAGTCTGATCCGGAGGTTGTATTGTTACCATAAATATATATCCTAAAAATCCAGCAATAGTTCCTATACCTATTATTCTAGCAGTCCAGTCTTTTGAAAAATACCTTCTTGCGCTTTGCTTTTCTTTAGCCTCTAAAGCAAAGATATCAACTTCAAGCTCTTTCATTTTTAATTCAAAATCTTTTTCAGCTTTTTTTAACTCCATCATTTGCTCAGATGTAGCGTTATAAATTGCTGTTTCTATTGATTTTGGATTATTAGGAACTCCTAAGGCCTCAGATATAACACTTGCTGCCATTCCCCCCATAGGTCCGCCTAGAGCTGTACCAAGAGTAGGGGCTACTGCACCAACTATTTCTTTTAGAATTTTTTTAAACTTCATAACATGACTGATATTAAGGCTATAGCTAAAGCGCCTATAAAGCCAAAAATACCAAAGGTTGTCATTTTTATTGTATTGTTAATTGAGGATATTTCGCTTTTTATATCTGCAAATTCGTTAAATGCTGTCTTCCAACGCTCAGAGCATTGGGTTTCATGTTTGGCAAGATCTGCCGCTACGGTTACGGCTGTGGCTTTAGTACCTGGCATTTTAAAATTTTACATATTAAGTTGGTTAGTTTACCCCTCAATTGTATCTTTAAGAACAACTATGTCAATAATATGTTAAAAAAGCTTAAAATTTTAATTTAAAACGCTAAAACCTCTTCAGAGCCTTCTGGTGAATAGAAAAATTAAAAGAAGTTCTAGGATATTAACTTATGTAAGATAATTGATTCTGAAACATCTCAGAGGCATCTTTTTTTAAGATTTTTAAAAAATTTAATTATTTGTTAACTTTACCTATATTGATAGCCAATAAATTTATAAATTTATAAAAATTGGCTAACCATTCGTTATCTTTCGGTGTAGATGTTGTTGCTGCTATAATTGAAGCAATCGTTACAATTGTAGTTATCCAATTTACTATTTCTACTATATTATCCATTATCACTTTCCTCCTCAGTTGGTTTAGTTTCTACGGATTCTTCTGGCTCAGCAAATTCTTTTAATTGCTCAACCACTTCTTTTCTTAAAATGGCAACAAATTCTAAATCGTTGCCCTCCCAAGTTCCTCTTTTAGCAGCCACATCAATAAGTTGTAGCATACCTAATAAAAATTGTTTCTTCTCCATTTTAGTTTTCCTTATATTATATTATTAAAATTATCCTATTGTTTTAGTTTCGCTTGTTGGATTAATTTGATTTTCTATTTGCGTATCTAAATTTTCTTTATAATCTTCAATCTCATCTTCACCTAAAGCAGATGTAGTCCAGCCAGTTACTATTTCATTAGTAAGATCTGCGAATGGTATAAAAGAGCCAATATCATCAACTGTTAATGTTTGCGTTCCATAGACTGTAGCTGTGTAATTATCACCTTCAGCATCTTGTTGATCGCTTTCTGCGCTTAATTGCCAATGGACATTGTAAACAACGTCATTATAGCTGTCATATTCAGGATAAACATCAACTGTTTTACAATCCCATGTGTATGTATTTGCCATTTTTATTCTCCTGTGTTTTCGTTAGCGTTTCTTTTTGCAGTTTTAACTGCGTCTGTCCAAACAGTTGCAGCTATACCTTGAACATCTGTAGATTCTTCAGAAACATCTGTATCTGTATGAGTCCAGTTACCATCTTCATCTTGAACAGAACTTACGCAATCTAATGCGTGTCTATGAAATGATCTTGATAGTTCTACACCATCTTCTTTGATGACTGTAGCTGTTCTCACTTGTATAGTTTTGTAGTCTCCTACAACTTCAATTTTATCTTCTATTATTTCTTTTGTTATTGCCATTTTTTTTCTCCTATGTCTGTACCTAGAATCCACTAGGTATATTAGTTATTATGAATCCGTGTAATACACAAAATTGACATCTATATCTGTTGTATTTGTGAAATTAGCATTTGTAACAGTGCTATTACCAGTGCCAGTAAAACCATTTTTATAAAGACGAGTATATGTATTACCAGCAGCTACATATAAATTAACTGGTACACCTGCTGTACTTAATCCTTGTCTATCACCTATAGGCTGAAAAGCACCAAATGCTTGCTGATTTATAGTAAATGGAAGTCCATTCAAATCAGCAACACCAACAGCAGTTCCTTTGCTTGTTAAACTACAATGGCATGAAACATATACAGCACTTCCTATTTTTACATATTTGCCATTTTGTACATCATGGGTAATGCCTGTTGAACTTTGATTGAAAGTAATACTTGGAGTCCAAGTACCTTCTTCATAATCGTCAAGTTGATTTGCTGCTACTGTACCGCCTAGATAAACACCGCCTGAAAGGTAGAGGTCTTTGAATCTGTTTGTAGCTGTACCTAAACCAATAACACCTGTATCAGCAGCTACTGGTTCAAAATTGTCTTTATATGCCTGAACTGTTCGCCTAGTGGTGTTGTCGTTATTACCAAACTCTAGCTTTATTGCTGCTCCTGCTGTTTCAGGGACAGTAATTTGAACACTTCCTGTATTTGTACTCAAAATCATATTATTAACAGAAGAAGCACCTGCATTAGAACCAAAACCTAATGCACCTTTTGCTGTATCATTATTTCTAAATTGTAAGTAACCACCACTTGCTGAAGAACCATCAAAAACAGCAATAGCAGCACTATCACTATCTACTGTAAATGTAGCTGAACCAAGAGGTGAAGTGCCACCAATAACAAAATTACCAGCATTATCAAACCTAGCTACTTCTGATGCATTTGTAGCAAATATTAAAGCTGTATTACTTTGATTGTGTATTCTTGCAGCAGTATTCCCATTAAATCTTAGTTGAGTTTCTGAAGTGCTGTCTCCACTTATTTGTGCTGCATTAAATCCAGCTCCATAAACTTCGAGCTTATAACTTGGGCTACTAGTTCCAATACCAACGTTACCTGAAGAATCAATATAATTGACTCCCATAAGTTGGAGACTACCACCTTCATTATATTGAATAAAATTACCACCCGTCCCGAATCCAGATGCTGCTTGGTTTTTAATAGAAAAAGTATCATTATTAGTGCCAACTAAATAAGGATTTGCACCAGTATTATTATCAGAAATTAAATTTAAAGATGCATTAGTAGCTCTTTGTATTCTGGATTTACCTACAACGTGAAGCTCATCAGAAGGACTAGTCGTTCCAATTCCAACATTGCCTGATGAGTCAATACGCATTTTTTCTGTGCCGTTTACAACTGTTCGCAAAGAATTGTCCGCATGAACATATAAAATTTGTCCAACTGTATTACTAGTAGGGTCTCCAAAATAAATTCGACTGTTTCCACTGTCGCTAGTGCTTTTTAATATAATGTCTGCATTTGTTTGCTCAACATGAAGAGGCTCTAATGGACTAGTCGTTCCAATTCCAACATTGCCTGATGAGTCTATTCTAACTTTCTCAGTATTGTTTGTGTCAAAAACTATATCAGCAGCATCTTGTGTTTTAATAGTTAAATCGCCAGTACCATCATGATTTAAAACTGAATTTCCATTAACACCTGCGTTTCTTATTAATCTTAGATTATAGGTGCCTGTAGAATCTGAAAAGAAATCAAGATAACTGTTACCATCACCATCTCTAGTGGTTCCTAATTTTATTATTGCAGCACCAGTACCTGTGGTTGGTCTAACACCTAAAATACTACCTGTATTTAAAGTGCTTGAAATATCGGCTGCTCCGTCTATATTTAATGTATCTCCCTGAACTTCACCTGTTACGTCTATGCCTGTTGAGGTTGTGGCTAGTTTGGTAACATTATCATATCTAAGCTGTACTGTACTATCGGCAATAAAAGATGCCATTGTTTCACCAGTATATTTTTGTAACTGTATTTCATTAGAACGAATTACTAATGCACCTGTACCTGCATCGTCTATATAACTACCACTACCATTATGGTAGATTTGTAAATCTGAACCTGCTCCAAAGATAGCTTTGTTGTTATCACCAAAGTTAATATCGCCTGAAGTTGTTAAACCTGTAAGAGTACCAAGACTTGTAATATTAGGTTGAGCAGCTGTAGTTAAAGTACCAGCCAAATTGGTTGCTGTTATAGTTCCGCTTGAAGTAAGGTTTGTAAAAGCATCAACAACTGCTGCTCCTGCGCCTGCTCCGTCTGTATAAATTACTTTTACATCTCCATTTGGTATGGTTACGTTAGCTCCGCTGCCTTGAGATATATTAATTGATTGAGATCCAGACGTTGCATTTTCTATAATCCAAATTTTTG